CTCCCCTTTCCAGTTTCACTTAGGAATTTATAAATGACCACGACTACCGAAAAAATCCTAGACGGCATCAAGCGAGCTATTCACGAAGGCGGCAAACAGAATATTGATTTGCGTGAAGCCTCGGCGTTGACCGGCTCGGGTTCTGGTGTCGGTGGCAATGTAGTTTTTGATGATGCGTTTTCCGCGCTGCGCTACGCCAACCCTTTCCGCATGGGTTCCCGGCAAATCACGGTCGCTGGCTCTGACGCTCAGTTCGTCGCCAAGACCGGTAATGCCGCAAGCAGCACAAATCCGTGGACTTACACGTTCACGCCTAATACTGGCTCGCCCAACATTGACACGACAATCTGGCAATTGCCGGTGCGCGTGATTGTGGCGCAGCTTCCCATTCGCACGGCCGTTTTGTCCGACGTCAACAACCTGCCGACGACGCTCGTTGAGGACATGATGCTGGAGTTTTCGCAGCTCGAGGCCGCTTCAATGGCGATCAACTCGGACCAGGCCGGCTCTACGACCACCTCTACCGGCGCGACCAGCGGCCTGCGCGGTTTGGATTCGTACACCAGCGCCGCAGCAAGCGCCTACGGCACTTCGGGCACAGCGATCACGAACGGCATTCACAGCATCGCCACGGTGTCGCTGGGCGGCATCACGGTGACCTATAACAAGATGGTCGATATTGCCAAGGCCCTGCCGCCGCAATATTGGTCCCTGCCTGGGACTGCCTGGCACATTTCGCCCGACCTGATTCTGGCGTTGCGCGAAATCAAAGACACGCAAGGTCTGCCGCTGTTCCTCGAGATCGGCGACAAGGATGGCGCGTCGATTGGCAACGTGTTTGGATTCCCGGTTATTCCTAACCCGTACCTGTCCTCGGCATTCCCAATCTATTTGGCCAACTGGCCGCGATTCCTCACCATCGGCGACACCGAGCAGTTCAACGTGCAAATGTACGAGCAGACCGCGCCCGGTTTTGTGACCATGTACGCCGAAAAGCGCGTCGTTAGCACGGTGCTGTCGCCGTTCGCTGGTGTTCGGGCCAGCGCTGCTTGAGGTAACGAATGAGCGCAACTGACTATGTGATGGGTTACCCCTTCGCAGGGGTAACGCGCAATCCTTTCAACTATGTAATAGTTGAACAGATCGACCGCGACGTTGTTACGCCTTGGCTGACGCTGGACGAAATCACGCAGCAGATCAACCTTTATCAGGACGAGAGCCAAGACGTTTACCTTAAGTCGCTTGAGTTGGCCGTGCGCCAGGCCGTTGAGGACTATCTGGGAATGAGCATTTTCCCGGTGTCCTATCGGGTCTATTACGGCGGCGAAAGCCTGGTGGCGTCGCCCTGCTGCCTTGATCTGCCCGAGGTAAGCCAGAATCAATACCCGGACCAACCGGGTCTGACCATCGACGCGGTGCGCTACTACAACAGCAGCGTGCCGGCCACGCTGGTCACTATCTCTGCGTCAATGTACCAATACGACCCTAGCGGGAATAAGTTGATGCTGCAATCGCTGCCCAGCGACGTCAACAGCAATATGACCGCGCCAATTATGGTCGATTATTCGACCGTGGCGAATCCGTTGCAAACTTACCCGGTGATTAAGCAGGCGGCGCTTCTGCTCTATACGCACTTGTACAACAACCGCAGCAACAGCACGGCGGTCAACCTGCGCGATATCCCGTTCGGCTTCGACCAGCTCCTACGCCCCTACAAACCGCTGGTGATGTGACATGGCCATCACGCGCTACGAGAATATCTCGGTCAATAACCTAGCGTTTGCCAAGAGCGATTTTGGCGAACAGACCACGACGCAATCGCTCTGGTTTGGCACTCGGGCCGTGATTCACTCTGTGGCCAACAACGTCAAGATCGCCGAAAAGTACCGCGTCTATTCGGACATTGTGCAGATGACGTTGAACTACACGCCCAACGTGAAGACGATCATTGACAATCAAAACGCCTATTCGATCACCTGGCGCGGTTTTGATTGGCGAATCGACAACGTGCGAGAGAACGATGACCGCATGAGCGCTACGCTCCTTTGCGTTCGCAATGATCCGGTCGTGGCGGTCTAAATGGCAACGCAGCAAAGCCCGATTCAGTACGGGAAGGCGATTCAGTACCAGCTACAGCAGATCGTCACGCCCGTGCCGGTGTACGCGGCTTTTAACCGCAACTTTGCGACGCAACCAAAGTTCATTACGTGGATGCTTCGCAACGTGCACCAGCCGGTGTACACGGGCCAGGTGCAGTCGGTGAAGGGAATTGATCGGCCTATCTTTCAGATCAATATTTTTACGCAGCAGATCGAAGACGGTTTCACCATTTCCAATCAAATACTACAATCCTTGCACGGTTACAGCGGTTTGTTTGGCGGCGTGACGAACGGCTTTTACATCTCAAAAGCTGACGTCATGTGGCTCTACAACAGCTACGACAACGAGGAAAAATTGGCGCAGGTCTACTTGGACTGCACGCTGGACATTCCAACATAAAACACTCGTTCAATTCAACGGAGATTTATCATGGCCTTGCCCAATAAAGTATTGCCCGGTTTTAGCGCAGCTCTATACTGTCAGCCGACCACCACGCCTACGGCGCTGACCGTGGCGCAACTGTCTCTGGTGGCCAGCGTGTCTGCCATCGCCGTTAGCGGCAACCTGCTGCCTGTCGAGGCCGTGCCGGCGTTTGGACAAGACGATGCGATGGCGAATTACTCGGTCGCTGGCTCTCGCCAATCCGACAAGATTCCCACGCAGTCGGCACCGACGTCGCTCACGATCACGGCCGCCTGGAACCCGTCCGACGCTAACCTTCTGCTGATGCGCGGCGACGCCTACAACGGTACGATTGACCGCACGTTTGTCGTGTCCGCGACCGACGGCACGAACATCGTGTATTACGCATTCAACGGCCGCGTGTCGCAGTTCCAGATCGACGCCCAACCCGGTGCCGAGGCAAAATGCGTTTTTACCGTGCACCCGCGCGGCAATCAGTACGGCTGGTCCAACAACGCCTAAGAGGTGAAACATGGCTCTCCCAAATAAAGTTCTCCCTGGTTTTAGCGCGGCGCTGTGGATGCAGTCTGCTGCTACGCCTACGCCCTTGACGACCGCTAACCTGGCCGTCTGGACGGCGCAGGTTGCTACCATTGTCGGCACCTCGGCCGGCGGTACTGGCGCATCCGGTATTGCGTTGCCCGTTGAGGCGGTGCCTGCCTTTGGCCAAGACGATGCAATGGCCAATTTCTCGGTGGCCGGCTCGCGTCAATCGGACAAAATCCCGACGCAATCCGCACCGACCTCAATGACGATTACCGCCGCCTGGAACCCGTCGGACACGGCCCTGCTACAAATCCGTTCTGACGCCTATAACGGCACCGTAGACCGCACGTTTGTAGTGTCGGCATACGACGGCACCAACACCGTCGCTTATGCGTTTAACGGCCGCGTAAGCCAGTTCCAGATTGATGCCCAGCCTGGTGCTGAAGCTAAATGCGTGTTCACGGTTCACCCGCGCGGTAACCAGTACGGTTGGAGCAACAGCTAATGCTGGCGATCTTTGACGCCATCCAATTGTTGACGACGTTCCAGGGCGACCTTGCCCTGGCGTCGCGTGGCATGGAAGTCGACCAGGCCGAGCTGGCGACGGCCATGCAAGATGCCGACGTTGATAGCGCCGAGGCGGTGGCCATGCGTTACCTTGTCAAACCGCAAGCTGCGGCTCCTGCGCCAGACCCTGACCCTCAAGAATAAAAGATGACCACAATACAAAACACGAATGACCTGCTGGGGTTCCTTTGGGGCCAGGCCAACTCGGGTCAAAAAAACTGGTTTAGTTTCCAGCAGCAGAAGGTGGCCGGTATTGACCTGGCCTACCGAATGGCCATCGCCCACGGCGACAAGATGACGCCCAACGAAATCATTGATTACGTTATGGCGCTCAATACGGCCATATACAACAAGATGCTAAAAGGTTAATACATGACAGTCACGCAAAAGCTCGGTTCGTCGTTTGCCTCGGTCCGGGAAAAGCTCAAGTTTCGCACCGTGCGCGTCGAGTTTGACGACGCCGCATTTGATCTGCGCGTTCGCATTCCTCTAAAGCACGAGATGGAAGCAATTAGCGATCGCATCCAAAACCCGACGACCGATCACATCGAAAAAATCTATCAGAGATTTTCCGAGCCGCTGCTGCAAACGGTCAAAGAGGGCGGCGACGATTTTCTAAAGGCGATCAACGATGGCGATCAGAAGATCATCATTAGCGCCGACGATGTGGTGGTTGGCGGGACGTCCATGCGCCAGGTGGCGCTTATGACCGCAATGAGCGAAGTTCGCACGCAAGAATATTTCCGTCTCTTGCAATCGGAAACTGGCGAGCCGATTACAGAATCGTTTGAAGAAATTACCGCCGAGTTTCCGGAACAAATCGTTAAGCTGATGGTCGAGGCCATCGACAACGCGATCAAGCCGGACTATCAGAAGGCAAAAAAAAACTAAGGCGATCCCTTCGCGCGCAGGTAGTTGCGGCGATGGTGTTTAACGGTCACACTCAAGAATACATAGACACAATTGACGAAGAGCTATTCACGGAAATACAGGTCATGTACTCTGATGGCATCATTGGCAACCGTGGCATCTATGATGCCATCGCGCCGTTGACCGCCGCCGTCTTTAACTATTTCCGACCGCCGACGTCGCCGGCTTTCCGAGTCGATCAAATCTATCCTTGGATCAACGAATACAGCGTTGATCCGGACGCCCAACCCACGCCCGCGCAGCAGGCCAGCGATAGCCTGCTGGTGTTTATGAGCCAGGCGCAAGGATTCGACGCCGCAAGGTTTCAGCATGGCGACCGGTGAAACAAAGGTCACCGGGTTTGCCGAGCTGTTCAAAGCAATGGACGAGCTGTCCGAGGAAATAGGAAAAGCCAAGACCGACCGCATTTGGAAAAAGGCGCTGGAATACGCATTTGAACCGGTGCTTCAATACGCCATCGCGCACGCGCCCGTAGACACCGGCCAGCTACGCGACCACCTTTACATCAAAGCGCACCGGCCCACCAACCGCGACAAGCAGGCGTTTTCATATCAAGGCGAGTCGTTCATGGTGCGAATGACGTCTGGCCCCAAGCGCGCCGAAAGTGTGGTCAATACGGTGATCACCAAAAAAGGCAAAGAGAAAAACGTGTGGCAAAACCGACCGGTGGCGCTGGCTAACGAGTTCGGCACAGCAAGAAATCCAGCACAGCCATTTATCAGGCCGGCTCTAGAATCGAACATTCAAAACGTCCAAGATCGTTTAGGCAAGGCCATTTGGTACGAGCTGGAATGGGGCAAGTGGGCGAAGAAAGGTTAAGAAATGGCAGTCATTGGATCATTGTCGGTCAAGCTGGGCCTGGTCACCGTTGAATGGGATCAGGCTACGAAGAAAGCCAAGCAGGATGCCAAAGACCTGCAAAAAGCATTTGACGATTTGTCTGGCAACGTCAAGACGCTATATGGTCATTGGAAAACGCTCGGCGGTGCCATGAGTCTGTCGGCCGTCGGTATAGCCGCGCTGGTACAGCAAACATTGCAATTCACCGACGCCGTTTCCGATCTGGCTAAAGGTTTTGATCTTTCGATTGCCAAGACGCTGCAATTCCGCGAGGCCATCAAAAGCAGCGGCGGCAATGCCGAGGGCGCGGCAAAGATGCTGTCGACGCTCTTTACCAAAATCGAAGATGCGCGCACGGGCAACGAATCGGCAATCGCGCAGTTTCAAAAACTAGGCATCAGCTTTAAAGAGTTGGTGTCTCTTTCTCCAGAGCAAGCGCTTAATCGCGTTTTCCAAGCAATTGCCAACATTGGCAATACCTACGAGCGCGTCAAAGCGGTTAAAGAAATGCTGGGCAAGGCCGGCATTGGTGTTGAGGTCGAAGCGGTCGCGCAAAAGCTCGGAATGTCGGTCGCGCAATATCAAAACTATGCCAAGAGTGTAGAAAAGGTTGGCCAGGTAAACGATCAATTGGCGGCAACCTTTGACAACATGAAAATCGCGTTTGCCGACATGATCGCGCCGTTCACGCGCGAAGGTGTGGTGTCGATTGAAAAGTTCAAAGCCGCAATGGTGGCGCTTACCGCCGCCACGGTGGTCGGTGGTTTGATTCAACTAGTAAACCTATCTACCAAGCTGATTGCGCTGTGGAAAGAGGGCGTCAAAGTTCAGGCCGCAATGACGGCATTGGGCGGCGCTAAAGGCCTGGCGCAACTTGGCGCTGCCACGCTTGCCTACATTGCGGCGCTCAAAGTTTTTGAAATAGAAAAACAAAACGCAGAGGCGGAAGTTACCGCGTCGTCAACAGATGCGTCGAAGCTGGACGTTAGCGAACAAAATTCGGAACAGGTCAAGAAAGAAGAGGGCAATCGCCGCGAACTGATTGCCGCGCAAGCCAAGCTAGACCTAGCAAAAAAACAAATCGGGTTTTTGCGCGAAGAGGGCCAAATTAAATTTGACGCGCTCACGACCGACAAATACACAACTCAATTGCGCGAAGCAAATCTAGCTCGTTTGCGTGAAATCGCCACGGCGGAAAGCCAACGCGCTCAAGCGCTCGGCAAAGAAAATTTGAGCGAAGAGCAAAAGGGAATCATCCAAGGCGAATATCAGACGGCAGTTGCTGCGGCCAATGAGAAAAACAAACAGGCCACCAGACAAATCAGGGCCGAGCGCGACATTGCCAATAAAGAAGAACTCGCCGCCGCTAGGATCAAAGAAAAGTTGTCAGCGCAACAGTTGCAATTTATTAAAGAGGAAGGCCAGATTAGGGTCGACGCGATAACGATTGATAGATACGCCATTCAGTTGCGTGAATCGCAGCTTGCATTGACGCGCGATATTGCATCAATTGAAAGCCAACGGGCGCAGTCGCTCAATAAAGAAAATCTGACCGCGCAACAACGAAAAATTATTGACGATGAATATCAGGCATCCGTTGACGCTGCCTACGAAAAGCACGTTCAAAACGGTCGTCGCATCAACGCCGAGCGCGAAAGAGAAATTAAGCTGATTGGTGTCCAGATGGACGCCGCGCGCAAGACGGAAGCGTTTGACAAGCAACGCATTTTGCTTGAAGAGCAGCGCGTAAATTTGAGCGACTATGCCTACAAGGTTTTGCAAGAGGAACTAAACACCAGGCAGCGAATTTCTGATCTGAATCAACAGATCATCGACGCGCAAAACCGAATGGGTGCAGGCGCGGCATTGGACGCAGAAAAGGCACGCATTACAGACCTGATTGAAGCCGAGAAAAATCTATCCGAATTCAGAATGCACAGCATTCAATTGGAAGAATATCGGCGTCGGTCGTTTAGCGAAGGCTGGCGCACGGCGATGAATAACTACATGGAAGATTCGACCAACGCATCAAAGGTTGCCGGTTCCATGTTTTCGTCAATTGTGAATAACATGGAATCAGCTCTTGACCGATTCGTTAAGACCGGCAAGCTGAAATTTTCTGACCTTGCCAGATCAATCATTCAAGACATTATCGCAATTCAACTCAAGGCGAAGGCGTCAACAATTTTTTCATTGATTGCTAAAAGTTTTGGGGCTGGTTTTGGTGGGACTGCTGTGGGCGATTCACAGTATTCATTGAGCTATGGTCTACCATCTAGCTCTAGCCTTGGCCTGCAAGCGCGCGCCGGTGGTGGCGACATTTCATCTGGCCAGCCATACCTTGTCGGCGAGCGCGGTCCTGAGCTGGTGATTCCCAAAAACTCGGGAACCGTGATCCCCAATCACTCAATGGCCGGCGC